CTTATGTTAACTCCGTAGTTTGCGCAGCGCAGTGTTCGTACTCCAATTTCCGAACAGAGGTCGCAGATCGCATAAGCGTGTTCCTCATTCAGATAAATGCAATGGTTTAAAACCAGAGCAATCAAATTGTATTACTACATAATTCTCTGCAATATTAAGCGTTGCTATCCGCTCCCGATTACCGGGTTATGGGCTATAACTCGAGCCCAACGGGGATCTACCTTTAAGATTAGGTACTACTCTCTAGAATTCACTAGATATAACAAAATTGTTTCAAAATTCTTGATGCTGAAAACATCAATGGGCTCCGGCCCTACTTGAACTCTACTACAATAAATGAAGCCATTCGGCTACACTGGTCACATATATTTATTATCCCACCTATGTCCGTAGGTGGTTATTCTTTCTCTAAATTGTCACAATTCTCAGCGAAGTCGTATGAGCGACAGTTCCTGCTGCGAAAGTATCTGTAGTGACAATAGTCAATGCATCTGATCCATTACTCGAGTAAAACGAGGACAGATGTTGAGAAAATTCTCCTGCTTCAGTCACAACTGCTGGCCAATTTTGAATTGACGTCTGATTAAACAATTGTGTTCCATTCTTCTTAATTTGCAACTGACTTGTATCAAACTGATTTGTGGAGGAGAAAACCGCATTATCAGTAACATCTATTAGGTAATTACCTACAGGCAACACAATAGAACCAGCTGTATTAACAGCTGCAATTCCATTGGCATCAGCAGTTGCAAGAGGGACCACTGTAGCAACAGTGGTAGCTCCTCCATTAACTGAAGCTTGTGAAAATTGGGCGACTTGGATGTTAGTTGGTGCAGCTAAAGCGGCTTGCAAAATGGGAATCATCAGTCTCACGCGATATCTAACGTGTAATTCTCCAACTTCAACATTATGAGCAATTCCTTGCGTTGACGCATAAAAATTACCAACATCATAAGTCTTGATATCAGTTCCACCAGGGAGACCACCCGTTCTAATAAAATGGGCATCATTAAGCCTCTTTAGCATCCTTGCAGGGATAACTAAACGCATGTTTTCACTTGGCATGCAATCCACATGAGGCTCAGTGGCTTCAACCTGTTGTTTTGTGGTTGGGGCTCCATCAGCTGCATCAGTATCAAAACTGAAAATAATCTTTCCAATTGTACCATCTGTAGCAAATTCTGAAACTTCTCTCTTATAATAAAACTCAAGATATTCAAACTGATATTTCTCAAAATTCTTGGCGAGAGTTGAAGCCCAAGGAAAGGTTCCTGCTTGTCCAATATTAACAGGAAATTGAACTGGATTGAAATTAGG